CGCTGTATTTCGCTGTATTTCGCTGTATTTCGCTGTATTCGCTGTAGGTATTTTTGGAAGCGTGGAGAAAAAAATGAAACTTTTTTCCGCCCATTGACCGGCATCACCCCATAATGGATGCCTCCGCCCGTCGTGCCGAGCGTCGTCGTATCCGGAGAGAGCAGATGAGTCCCGAGGAGAAGGAGGAGAAAAATCGTATCCGCCGGATGCGTCGTGCGGAGCGTCGTCGTATCCAGATGGCGGAGTATCGTCGTCGTGATGGGATTGCGGATAGACCAGTAGTCCCATTAATCCCAGCGGATGTCGGCGGATGGAGGATGGCGATGACTACGAATGCTCCTCCACCCGCTCCAAAAATGCCGGAGTTCCTATCCGCAGAAATAATCGGGATGGCGGAGCGACTCGGCCTCCAGTGGGATTGTCCGATTTGTATTGAGTCCAAACCTCCTCGGGAGTTCATCCTCGCTCCGTGCGGTCATCGTATCTGCGGAGGATGCCGAGCGAGTATGGAGGCATCATCACTACGGAGGGTCTGTCCGGAGTGCCGTGCGTAGTCATCAAATGATATTGCTCCAGATATATTTTTTTATACTCCATTTAATCGCTGTATATCCCTATTCGCTGTAGATTTTTTGAATATCAGCAGAAAAAAATGAATGGGATTTTTCCCCATTCCACCGCATCAAAAATGAGTGGTGTGTGTGAGGTCTGTCGCATCTACGGAGAGGCTAATGAGGGCGTGATTGTGATTTATTTCTCGCAGATGATGGATATTGATGGAGAGTGGAGGGAGAGCATCTGTGTCTGTCAAAAATGCCGAGAGCATCCGGATACGCTCCGGTGCTTCTCAGATGCTGGAGTGAAAATCGTCCGTGATGAGACTGTGGAGAAGAAATAAATAAAAATAAATATATTTGCGGAATGGCTTACCCCCGCTTACCCCGTGGATTACTTACCACGAGCAACATCCGCAAGATGCTCGTGATACAGAGCGATTTTATGCTCCATAGCCTTTATCCAATCATCCGATTTCTCCTCATCGTTTTTCTGATACTCCTCCCAAGCCTCCAGAGCCTCCTCAATATCCTCTGGAACTTCCTCCTCATACTCCTCCACCTCCTCGTCCTCCACCTCTGGACGCTTGTAGTCCCCCTCGTAATCCAGATTACCGAGGTCATACTCCTTTATCTCTCCGTTCTCCGTATAATACAGAGTGCTCCATTTTACCCACCAAGTCATACCAGACTCCTCTGGCTTCAGATTGATAAAGGAGGGTAGTTGAACACGAGCATAGACAGTCGTAGCCAATGAGAACTCGGAAACACGGGAAGGCATTTTCTGATGCCCAATATGGCGGGAAAAACCTTTCATTTTTTTTGTCTGGCTTCCAAAAATAGGCACAGCGAACCGCTGTATTTCGCTGTATTTCGCTGTATTCGCTGTAAGGATTTTTGAAAGCGGGGGAAAAAAAATGAAAGAAATATTTTCCCATTGACCGGCATAATGCCCCGTGTTAAGGCCTCTGTGATTGCTCCGCCTCCGCTTGTATCGTGTAAGCAGTGTAAGCATAACATCACAGAGCAACCAGACGGCCTCTGTAGTGGTTGTGCGGGTAGGGTTGGGGTTGTAGAACCTCCGGCCAAAGTAGAGATGAAGCAGACCGTGCTGAAAATGGCGGAACCGGCAACCCCGGCTTACCCCGATGAACCCGAGCAGACAGTAGCCATTACCTCTGGACTCAGTGCTTCGGATACAAAGTATGACAGTGTCCCTATCTCCAAGGTGGAGGACTACCTCAAGGGCAAGTGGAATCCAGTAGGGGTCAATCGTGCTCCTCTGAAGCGGAAGGAGTGCTACGAACGCACTCAGCCAATCCAAGCCGAGCCTACACGCCTCCACAATCGGGTCTATGTGGATATTGACGGAGAGATGCCGATTGAGACTTCGGAGGATGACTTCACCTCCAAGGTCAAGGCAATCACCGATGGCCTCGTGGAGTTCTTCACGCCCTACAATGTCGCAATCAAGCAATCGTGTAAATGGAAGTGTGCCTCCGAGGATAGTTCTGTGTCAAACAAACTCTCCTTCACCATCCACTTCAAGAACAAATGCGGGACTAAGAAAGCCATCGGTCATTATGTGAAGAACAAGATTGCTCCTAAACTCAAGGAGCATCTGGCCGAGGTGATGCCCGTCCTCACCATCCTCAAGAAGGAGAGCAAGAACAAGGCTGGGTCTAAATACGACGGCCAACTCATCATTGACCTCTCCGTCTTCAACGAGGGACAGAGGAAGATGCGTATGCTCGGTCAGACCAAGCCGTGTCAAGACAGACCCTACACTCTGGTCTGTGGAGAGTTCGTAGATACGCTCATCACCTATGTCCCTCGGGGTTGCCCGGTGTTGCCCGAACCGCAGAGTATTCTGGAACTGGCTAAGGTTGTGGAGACCGTTGAGCCTACTCCTCAGCCCGAGGACGACAGTGTCGCTCCTACAGAGGCTTCTGACCCTTCAGAGGACGACATCAAGACCAGAGAACTCCTATCCGAGGTTCTGGATGGCCTCGGTCAGCACCGCTGGGACTACTATCCAGACTGGATACGCATCGGCTTCGTGATGTTCAACGAGGGCTTCCCTCTGGAGACCTTCTTGGAATACTCAAAGAAGTCCAAACACTGGAAGGATGCCGAGTCTCCTTCGTGGGTCAAGCAGAAATGGAAGATGTTCCGCAAGTCCAACCTCTCCCAAGTCCTCCTCTGGAAATGGCTCTCTGAGGATGACCTTGACCTCTATATGGAGTTGTCCCTCCAACGCCGAGACTTCTGGAACTTGGTAAAGAACCCCTCTCACGCTGAGGTCGCTCGGTTCTTCTACAATCTCAAGCCAGATGCCTACCTCTACAATGAGAAACTCGGATGGTTTCAGTTGCTCCCCAACAACATCTGGAAGGTCTATGAGAAGCAACCCAACGGCCTCTTGTCTGACATCTGGCATACACTCTCCAAGATGATAAAGGAACACCAAGGCCAGATTGACATCACGGAGACGGATGAGGAGAAGGCTAAGGCGATGATGAAGAAACTCACGGGTCTCCTCCAGTTCAAGGGCAAGATTGGTAATAAGGGCTTCTGCGATGGAGTGATTGCCTTCCTCCCCTCGTGCTTCAATGACGACGAGTTGGATAAAAAAATGGACGAGCAAAGGCATCTCGTAGCCTTCTCGGATATGGTCTATGACTTGGATGCTGGGTCTGCTCGGCTCATTGAGCCAGAGGATTACATCTGCCTCAATACGGGCTATGCCTACCCTACCAAACGCTTCCCAGAGGCTCGTAAGGAACTCATCAATACCATCCGCTCCGTCTTTGAGGAGGAGACTGACATCACTCTCACGCCAGATGCCCTCGGTGCTTTGACCTCCTATGTCCTCAAGACCCTTGCGATGACACTCCACGGTCGCAAGAAATACGAGAAGTTCTTCGTCTGGACTGGAACTGGAGGCAACGGCAAGGGTCTCGTCGCAGAGATTGTCAAGCGTGTCCTCGGTGATTACTATCACACCGTGCCTCATCAAGTCCTCACCAAGGGGCAAGACAAGAAGGATGCGACTTGTCCTCCTCTCGCCAAAGCCAAGGGCAAGAGGTGCGTGATGGCTTCAGAGCCAGAGGCAGATGACAAACTCCAAGTCGGAGCGATTAAGGAATGGACTGGTGGTGATGCCGTCTCCGCACGAGACCTCTACCGCTCCACAGTCTCCTTCGTGCCTCAGTTCGTTCTCTTCCTCCAGACGAATAACATCCCGCAACTCAATCGCCCCGATGGAGGCATCCAGCGTCGTTTGGAGGTCGTCCAGTTCCCCTTCGTCTTCACGGAGACCCCGACGGAGGCTCATCACAAGAAAATCAATATTGACCTCAAGGAGAAAATCATCAAATCCGTTGAGTGGAGGAACGAGATGTGGTTCTTGCTTCTGGAGGCATATCAGTTGCTGGAGTCAGATGGTCTCGTCGTGCCTCGGTCGGTGATGGATAAGTCGCAAGAGTATATGGACGAGCAGAACCCCATCAAGGAGTGGCTGGAGCAGAACTTCACAGTCGGCCTTGACCGTAATGACCGGCGGTTCTTCATTGAGTCCTCAAAGTTGCTGGAGAGTTATATCAATCAGACCAAGCATCAGATGGACGCATCACGCTTCAAAGCCTCTATGGAGAGCCTCAAAATCCCTCTGAAGAAGGAAGGCCACGACTGGAAGGCTATGCGGTATGTCTCAGAGAAGATTGGTGATGAGTGGGTCTCTGGTTGGAAGGAGGCTACGGGCAAGGCGGGTAAGTATTGGTGCGGACTGAAGAGAGCCAAAGCCCCTATGCCTCCGGGTTGTGAGATAGAGGACGAGTAATCACGGGGTCAGCGGGTGTAAGCCATTTCGTAAATATATTTTTACTATATAGAATGTCTCGTAGTTTGCCTACTATCCCAGAAGGTGATGAGGACTATGCGAGATATGTATCTGACAGTGATGAGGAGAGCAATATCCATAAGGAGGGAGTAGATGGAGAATACAAAAGAGTAATGAGAATACTTAATAAGATACTGGCGGGTAAGCCTCTCAAAGAAGAAGAGAGAGATATTATAACTCGTCATACTAAGTCTGTTCCATCACAAGGAGAGGCTCATACAATGATTATAGACCTCAAGAAGAAGAAGCGTAGTGGAGAAATCTATACTGACCCTAAGTTCTACGGAGCATACGGTATGGGTAAGAGAGGAACTCACAGAGAGAACTTCATTAAGGCTAATCATCTTGAAGATAAGTCATACTCACTCAAGGAACTCTCTACCATCTCCAAAGTCCCTATGAAGGTCTTACGAGAGGTATATAACAGAGGGATTGGTGCTTATAAGACACAACCGTCATCAGTGCGTATGAAAGGCACATACAAGAAAGGAGTGGATGCTCCTATGTCTAAGAAACTCTCTAAGGAGCAGTGGGCTATGGCTCGTGTATATTCTTTTTTGGATAATAATCCTAAGCACGACAACGACCTACGAGGTTCTGGATATGACTTACAAGGTCATCTGGAAGGTGCTGGGCTATGGGATTATGTAAAAGATGCTATGACCTTACCTTCTAAGATTGTTAATGAGATTGTCAATCCAGACTCAGTAGCCAGACAAGGCGTTAAGAAGGTTGTCAATGAAGTAGTCAATCCAGACTCTATCGCTCGTAGGCGTATCACTGATGTAAGCAAAGGCATCCGTAAGGACTATCCTCCATCCGCTCGTAGAACCTTGGAGAAATACGGGAACTGGACGATTACTGGTGTAAAACTCCGTAGAGACCCAGTTCAGTCTGCGATTAATACTGCGTTCAATCTCATTACACTCGGTGCTTGGAATAAGGCAAAACAAGCCGAGAGTATGGATAAACTCTTTCATCTTGGAATAGTAGCCACTGTAAGAGAGGGTAATCAAGAACAACAGATACTCATAGAGAAGAATGAGGTCATCAATATCGGTATGCTTAAGAAGGTAGAAGCAGATACATCCTTCTTAGATGTGCCTACACCCAATCCTCCAGTATCTCTGAGAACCTTTATGGAGAGAGGTGAGGCAAGAAGACCCGGTGGAGACTTCTTTAGATACGACCCCTTTGCTAATAACTGTCAAGACTTCGTAGCAGTTCTGTTAGTAGGTAATAACATCTATACCAATCAAGCCAGAGCCTTCGTAAAACAAGATGTGTCATCATTAATATCACGCTTACCGTCATATACTCACGCATTCGCAAGGGGCATCACGGACTTAGGAGGAATAGCCAATGTAGCCTTGGAAGGCGGAAAATCATCGGAAGGCTCAACCCCCGCTTACCCCTTTAAGAGGCAACTGGAGAAGGCCGGACTTGAACCTTCTTCTTACCTTGCGGAGGCAAGAAGGAGAGCCAAGGAACATCATTACCCTTATAAACTATTAGGGTTTGCGACGGACGGGGAACATAAGTTAGTCATACCAGATAAGGACGGACGATTGTCTGCCTTTGGAAGGGTAGGTTATGGAGACCATATCATTTACTCTCATCTGGAGAAGACTCATAAAGTTCCGAGCGGGACTGCGGACGCAAAGAGGAACACATTCCAGAAATCACACACGAAGATAAAGGGGGATTGGGCTTCCAAGCCGTTTTCTCCGAACAACCTTGCTCTGCGGGTTTTGTGGTAGGATAAGTTTCCTTCTGCTCTTTCTGCTTCTGGCTCAACTGGAGACGAACTCCATTCAGTGTCTCTGTAGATACTGACTGGACTTCTTTGATTGTCGCAATGTATTTGAGTATATCCATTCTATTATAGAGCCTTGAAAACAATATAGTTGATGATGTATCCAATCGGAAGAGATACAGTTGAAACAACTTGTAGAGTTGTGCTATTCGGAGCGATTAATGGGGCAGTTAGAACAGAAGTAACGAATGGGGCAGCCGTAGAAGCATTACCAGCAGATACTACCGCAAATGAGTTCCCAGTTCCCGTATTAGTGATTGTAATGGCTTGAGTCGTTCCCGCAGTTGCTACTGTGAACTGACCGGACGCAACGATTGGACCAGAACCTCCACTTGCTACTGTGCCTCCAAGTTCCATTCCAGTCGCCGTAGAAGTCCAAGTGAGAGCCGTTGAAGCACCGGAGGCTACTGTGGATGTGAAGGCTACTGCTCCAGTTGCGAGAGTAGGCGTAGCACCTCCACCAGCCAAAGAGGCTACACCAGCCGTAGCACCACCAATCGTGCCTCCAAGTTCCATTCCAGTCGCCGTAGAAGTCCAAGTGAGAGCCGTTGAAGCACCATTGGCTACTGTAGATGTAAAGGCTACATTACCAACAGCCGGAGTAGGTGTAGCACCACCACCCGTGAGTTGGGCTACTCCAGCACCACTTCCAGTAAGTGTGATTGAGCCGGACGCACCACCCGCACCGGATACTGTAATGCCCCCAGCACCTACAAGAGTAATCGCACCAGTAGCGGGTGCTACGACAGTGCCTCCACCAACACTTGATACACCAGTGCCTCCAGCAAGAGGGGCTACTGGAGTCCAAGAACCCGGAGTAGCAGAAGGAGCGGGGTTCGTAGGAGCACCAGCGGGAACGGCCGTAATACAGATAAAAGTCCCAGTAGGTGTTGCGAGAGACCCCACACTTACAACCGCACCTACCGCATAGGCTGAAGCGTTGTTCCATAGTGTCGGAACCGTAGTGCCTCCACCAGCACCACTGAATGTAAATGTAGAACCGGCTTGAGTAACTGAACCAGCAAGAGTGATTGCTCCAGACTGAGGAGCACCCGCCCCTACTTGTAGTGTCGTTCCAAGAGCCGAAGGAGCAACCGTAGTTCCATCAAGAACGAGTGTCTTACACCGTAGCGTCCCGTTCGTGTTGAGATTGGCTACGGACATTCTATATTAAAGCCTTACAAAAAAAACGCACTAAAAGGAGAAGTTGGCTGTCTGTCCGCTAAATATATACGAAGCACATCCAGTTAATGACCCACCACCGCCATTTACTCCACCGGATGGACCACCAGCATTACCAAACAGAACACCTAATGAGTATGTCGGAACGGCATTGCTATTGACCGGTGTTATGATACTTAGATTTACATCAAATGTTGCTGACCCAGAGCCTCCTCCAACGATTGGGATATTACTTAGGAGGTAGTAAGGGGCTGAGAACGAATCCACATTTGATGACCCACTGTCAAATAACTGACACCCTATAATAGGATTTGCGTTAGAGTTTCCAACCCAACTCACAGTTACTCCACCATTATAAGTCATATGAACTCCACCAGCATTAGCCATAGAAGGCGAGAGTGCCGTATTCACTGGTAGGAAATCAAAGAAATCAATCGCTCCGTTTGCCGGTGTTCCAGTAAAAGCATTTGCTGATACATTACTACCGTAGGCTATAAGGTTGTTCTGGAACTGAGGTGCTATACCAGCAAACGACCAGTTAGAGCCGGGCGGGTCAGTAGCGGGGTTATTACTTGTGTTAGTATTCGTGATACTCTGATACATACGACCCGTAGTATCTGACACTACCGTATTACCCCTCATATACACATTTGAAGAAGCCCACACATCAACCGCATTTGCTCCGTTTAGAGTATTCTGAGGGATTACTCCAGCAACCATACCAGCCGGTAGGACTGATGTTAGACCCGTTGGGACTGCTCCTAACTCACGCCAAGATGCCGGTGTTGTCTGAGGACTCTGACCCGCAGTTGTAGCCACTAAGCATATCCAGTTGAAACCACCCCAATAGACCACATCATCAATCTCATATACTCCAGAAGCCGTCCATAGACTCGCATAGTTCATAGCGGGAGCATCCACATTGAGGTCTATTACACCAGCAGATGGGCTTGTGATGAGTATATTACTCGTGGATGACTGAAGGGAGAAAAGACCCGCTGGACCGACTATAGGACCACTTCCACCGGGATACGAAAACCCGATATTAGCATCCAGAGCAATCTGACCCGTAGCGGGGCTTGTGATTGATATATTACTGTTAGAGCCTTGGACGAGACTGTATGTATATGCGTTAGATGCCGAAGGCTGAAGAGGAGATATGTTAGAAAGCCCTATAGATAGAGAGGGTGCTAATCCAGCCCACAGTGTCGTAGAGTTAGAAGCCCCAAAAGGAGGGACATTACTTGACGGAGCAAGAATATTCGCATACAATCCACCTTGGTAAGAAACAACGCCTTCTGTAGCAGTATAACTGTTAGAGCCGAGCCATTCCCAAGTATTACTGTTGTTCGTTAGATACGCTCCGCTTCCTTGAGGAGATGCGGATATAGCAATGATGTTAGAACCGCTATTAGACATAACAATACCATTACCGGGCTGGAAGTTAATCGTATTACCAGATGTAGGATACGCAGTGCCTCCGTTAATCTCTATGCCCGTAATACCTCCACCAGCACTTCCACCGAGAGGAAGCCAATCAACCGGAGTAGCAGACGGTGCGGGGTTATAGGGTGAAACCGCATTCGGAACTATATTATTGAGGGCTACATACGAAACACCCGATTCTTGGACTACTGAACCCGGTATATAACCCGCTTGGTCGTTCCAAGCATCCGTATTAAACAAGACCTTTCCTTGAGAATACTGAGCCGTTGTAGCACCAGCAACAATATTACCAGTTGATACTGTTAGAAGATTGACTTTACCGGGAGCAGTTAGGGTTATTTGACTCGTTGCTCCAGAGGATGTAATAGTTGTATCATCAACACTCGTGAGAGCAATATTAGAACCGCTATTTATACTTATCTGACCCGCATTAGAACCCGGTGTCGTCGTAGGGACTATAGTCGTGATGTTAATGTTATTAGTATTTGAAGCCGTGTCAGTAGTCGTGAATGTTAGGCCACCAGTTGCGTTAATACCAAGAGTAGCACCTCCATTTGTAATGGAACTACCACCAGCCCCACCTTGTGTAGCGAAGAGTAGCCAGTGCGTAGCGTCAGCCGAAGGGGCAGTAGGTGTAGGAACAGTCGTTGTGTAAGCAAGAATACAGATATAAGTCTGAGTCGTATTGACACTATCAAAGACTACATCATTGAGAGCGTAGGCCGTTGCGACCGTTGTGTTAAACGCACCTCTCCAAGACCAGTTGCCTCCAGTAGCCACTGGAACACCATTTACAGTTAGTCCTCCTACAATATTGACGGGTAAAGCACCTCCACCATTTACGGACATCTGGATATTTGAACCAGCATTACCCGTTGTAGTAATGAAAGGGAGAGTATTACTTCCAGAGGGAGATAATCCACTGTTAATACCCGCTACTACAAACCTACCCGCACCGAAATCGCCGTATAGATTTCCATCATTGTTTAGAGCAACGAATATCTGGTCTCCATTACTTCCCGGATTTACCGGTGGAGGAGAACCCGATACACCAGCCATAGATATAGCGGTCGTGTAAGACGGGTCAGAGGCATTTGACCCATTGTTGAAACCTACTAATAGATTATTGAAGTAAGGCATCCATCCCGCAGTCTGACCCGCAGAAGTATAAGGAGCATTACTTGATGCTGGGATATTACTTGATGCTATGTAGCCGATGTTAGTCGCATCACTTGCCCCGACATCACTATCAAAGACAACATCATTTACGACATAGGCGTTTGAGGCAACCCAAGCACCCTTGTAAGACCAGTTGCCTCCACCACCAGTTGCCTCAAGATTGATATTCGCAGTAAGAGCGGGTTGTGTGATTGTAATAGTATTCCCAGTGCTTGTGAGGGTTATATCACCTCCTATACTCTGAAGTGTTGCTACTGCTCCACTCGCCGGAGCAAAGGAAACATTACTTCCAGTATTTGACACTACTAAAAGAGAGGGTTGTGTGCTTACGATATTAACATCACCAGTAGCCTTATTGGCGATGTTATTCGTGTAGAGACTGGATACACTGCCGGACATTCTATATACTAGTCGCTTTTATTTTATCTGACCTTTGTCCTTACTAAGCACAAAGATTAGATATTTCATCGGAAACCCTTACACCCGCTTACCCGCCTCTTACATCAGACGAGCGGAGAGACCCTTCTTACCAGCACCCGTGCCGTAGCCTACCGCACCCAAAGCACCCTTGGCCTTACCCGCATACCCCTCGCTCGGGAGGGCGTTCTTGATTGCCGACACAACGGGCTTTGTCTTCTCATAAATCTCCTTGGCCTTGTGATACACATTCGCAAGAGAGCCGAAGGAGATTTTGCCTCCAACAAGACGGCGGAGACCCTCGTGCGTCTGAGCGGAAGCCACGGGAGCGGAGATGATGTCTTGCTCGGAGAGAACACCCTTGATGATACGGGATGAGCCACGGATGGACTCAAAGAAGCCACTGTTCGCCGTGATGACATACAGAGTAGGCTGAACCGCAAAGGGGTAGGTATTAACCACTTGTAGGTTAAACTGGAGAGTGAAGTTGCCGACAAGGGAAGGGGCTTGGCCGGACTGGAGCGTAATGTCCTTAGAGGGCTTGAGGACAAGGAAGCCACCCGTGAGGGGTCTCCACGCACCACTCGCATAAGCGGGGTAAGTAGTCGGAGCGGGAGCAGAGCCGGTAGATACGGGAATGGCTGCTTGACTACGAGCAAGACCGCTCCACTGATTCCAGTCCATCTCAAGGCCGTTGCTGACGGACATCTGGTAGAGTTCCTCCGTAGTGTGGGAAGAGAGCAGACCAGAGAAGTTGTCAAAGTTGATGGAGAGAGGGTTCTTCACTGAAGAGTTGAACTGAGACGCAATAGGGAGATAGGCATCGCAGAAGGAAGGGTCAGTAGGGTCGGGAGCAGTGCCGGACTGTGTAGCCTTCACATAGATTATCAGTAGGTCGGGAATCTGGGGAAGAGTGATTGTCTGAGACTGGAGTTGCTGGACGAAGCCGTTGGGACTGCCGTAGGCATTGATAGAGCCGTTCTGAGACTGTGTGATATAACGAGGGAACTCCATATAAGGCACAACACTCTTGGGAGGAAGAGGCACATCCAGAGAAGGAGTGAGGAACTGAACATTCAGTGCGGGATTAGCCCAGACACCACCAGACGCACCAGCGTTGAAGACTACATTGCTGATTACATTGTTAGTGCCTTGGTTGCCGAGGGTCTTGAGGACACGGAGAGAGCCACCAGCACCCGTGGATTTGAAGTTCATCACTAACTGAATGTTGTTGATGCCGAAGAGACCCGTGTCGGACTCACAGTCATCCGCAAACACGAAGGGAGAGAGAACCAGTTTCTCCGTGCTTGTAACTGAGAAGTAGAGTGTCTGAGCACCCAGATTACCCGTAGCCCAAGTGGGAACACCGCTCACCATATCGTAGGTCGCACCGGGGTAAGCCGGAGAGGCCGTGCCTACGAGAGGAGTGCCGGTAGGGTCTGTGAAGTTGAAGCCGAGGAAAGAGCCGTTAGGCACTACATCGTCATTCACCGCATCCGCATACCCACTGAGAGGGTTATTCACTGAACCCGTAGCAAGGTAGTTGGACTGATACTTATCCAACATTGTCGGGCAAGTTCTCTGGAGCAAGTTCTTCTTGTAGTCAGTTAGGCGAAGCACCTCAAGCAGAACATCTTGGGAGTTAATCACTGCCGTAGTGTCGTTAATCGTGGCCGTCATCGTCTGACAGAGATAGTTGAGAGGGAAAGAGGACACGGCAAAGTCAAGACCGGGAACTACGATGGGGTCTCCAACCGTAGGGGCAGTAGCCGGAGGAGTGGCCGTCATCTGGAAACGACCAGTCGCAGACCAACGCAAAGCCCTATCAACGAACACATTCTCAGAAGGAACATACACATTAAAGGTCATCTGGGACGCAGTCGCAGCGATTGCGTTAAAAGGAGCGTTAGTAAGGGACAGAGCACCTTTCTCAACGGCGTAGCGGGGGCGACTCTGAACGATGCGGTCGTCAAACACGGCTTCCTTCTGGATGTCGGCACTCATCTTATATTATACCGGGACAAATAAAAAACGGGCAGACATTGTTGCTCGTTTTTGAGTTGTTAAGGGAAGGGTGGTTAGTATGAACTACGCTCAGACTTAGCGGAATACTCCTTCTTGCGAAACATAATCTTAATGGAAACGCTGGAGAGATTAAACATAGAAACCGGGTAGAGTTGATTATCCAGACGATTTCTCCAGAAGACTTGAACATCAATATTGCGGATGTCAAACTTAGAGTTCTGGAAGTCGCACATTCTATACTCTGCCGAAGGGGCGTAGTAAATCATCTTTCTATAACCGGCTGGGTCTGCTGACAAATCCAGAGCCACATCCGTAATCGTAGGTGTGAAGGCTGACTTACTCGTCGCCGCCGATATACCAGTGTTCTTAGAGCCGAGGACATTTGGAGGAGCAGTGGCCTCATTCTGAACCGGGAGTAAGGCTGAGGTAAATACAATGGAGTCAATCGGAGACCAGAGGGTGCTTGTGGATAGGAGGTTCTGTGTCATCTTCAGCCAGTTTCCAACATACGCCGGAGCAGTGTTAGGGATTGGTAGTTGTGCGTTTGTAATGGCGTTGAGATTTAACAGACTACCTCCAATGGGATACGCAAGGATGGCGTTCGCATATCCATCTGGAAGGGCGACGGGTGTCGTAGGAGCATACGGCCAAGGAATACCTATGCCGTCGTTGTAGTATTGGTTAGGGAAGTTAGAGAAAAGACCCTCCATATTCACATTGAAGTATATCTGGAATGAAGGAGGCGTTCCAGTCGCATAGGAGTTATACACTGTCGGGACATAGAGAGAGAACAGAAGTGTCGTAGCATCATACACCAACTGAGGGGAAGGATATACTTGCTTCCAGAGAGCAAAGGTCGCATACGCCGTAGCACCAGCCGGAGCGGGATTGACTCCAACAAAAGGGGCAAGATTTGAGTATGTCTGCCAGACGGCTAAGTTCGCATTGTCAAAGGCCTCATTTACAAGGGTCAGCCACCAGTCGTAAGTATAGACCCAGTAATACTTTGTGGATAAGTTCTGAGGGCGACCGAGTTCAGCCGAGGTCTTCGTCCAGTATAGGGTGTTCGTAGGGTCTGGGGTCGGGGGCGTAGTAATCACTGGATTTAACTGAACTGGAGGAACTGTCTTACTGAATATCGGACCATTGTAAGAGTAGTATGTATCATCGGGTGTATAATACACAATATTACCGGGAACATACAGATTTGTATTTGCGAAGACACCTACATAGTTAGGAGACGCTGGAGGGAGAGGGACTGGGGCTAAAATAGGATTGACTGTCTCTGGCTGGTAGATTACATAAGTAAGCGGAGGAGCACAAGCCCAGTTCGTAGGGGTCGTGCCTATCTGGCTGAGATTTGCCGTAATACCCACACCATACTCTGTTAGATTAGGGTCTGTCTGACCCGTAGCAGACTGTATCTGAGGAATGAAGAGAGGTAAGTCCTTATTGCCTCCATTCATCACGAAACGAATAATAGAAAACTGATATCTACTCGCATCACGGATAAGGGGCGTATCACGGGTCTCGTTGAACCGGATAGGAGGGTCAAGTCTTGCTTGGCCGTTCTTCGTGTCGTCAGTCGTGTTATTGACGATAGTTGCGTTATAGTAGAGAATATCGGGGTCTCTTGAGTCGCCGATTGCTTCTACACTACTGTTCTGACTAAACCGAGCCATCATTCTATATACATACAAGGAATATTATTTACCTTCCTATCTTCGGTGCGGTTAGTGCCGATACAAAGTCATCGGGGGACATACCACTTGAGTCCATAACTGCCTTGTATTTTGTAAGCGTATCCGGGGCATACAAACACCGAACTACAGAGTGCCTACCACAAGTATTGACATTTGCCTTGTCCTTCTGGAAAGGATACTGGTTGTAGATGACCTTCTGACCGGAAGCCTTGAGTAAGTTCGTGAGGTAAGGCTCTGCTTCTCCGTAGGCTTCCTTCTCTTCTTGCGGAACATTCTGGAGTGCCTTCTCCGGAGGTTCTCCATAGGGGTCAAAATACTCAATCCCATCCTTCTTCCTCAGCATACATATCCAATGACCCGATGTCTCACTTTGAGTCAGATATAACATAATACAACGCCCCTTACTATCAAAGCACTCATCAATAGAACTCATATTAGCCAAGTCCGGGTATGTAATAATCTTAATATCTTTACCAAGGATGCGTCTTATATCACTATCTGACAAAGGAGTATCCTTAATGCGTCCTAAGCCTTGTTTAGACATTCTATATATAGTGTATAGATAGAATGAGTGAGTGGGGCAATCCGCTAAAGAAGAAGCAACCAAAGGCTGAGAAACCTCCTAAGGAAGTCAAAGAAAAGGTGCTTCCTAAGTTCAAACCAGAAAAACTTACCCTAACAAAATCGGAGGCAAGGAAGATACTGAACCATCCGCCAACTCAACATCAGACGGCTTGGACTCAGAGGTGGCTGGAGCAAGTGATACGGGAGCGGACACTACCGCCAAGCCTCGCTGGGTCGGATGCCTACGGACAGATGATGCTTTTCTTAAATCCGGAGGACGCTCTGGCTCTTTTGGAGCAGATACGGTCAGACTTTGCGAAGACACTTCCTCTGGAGGCGAAGAAGGCTGATGAGTTTGAGTTTCTCCGGGGACTGGGGGAGTTGGAGGCATATCACGAACATCTACTCCAACCTCATAGAACTTCCCACAACAATCACTTATCAGACGATGACCTCTAATAGCACTCCACACTTTGTAGGCTATGAATAATATTGCTATAGAACCAGTTGAAACTCCAGCCGAGGCCAAGTATGTCTCCATTATAATAGATGCCGAGGATTAATCCAGACAAACTCATAGAACAACTGGAAGGCTTACATACTATGTTGAAGATATGCTGGGAACTCTCCAAGAACCAAGAACTCACAGAACTATTAGACCAAGTTATAGAAAAGTTGGAGAGAATGCTTACTACTTTGGAGGCAACCTTTTCGGGGTAAGCGGGTGTAAGAGTTTCCGCCAAGTATTCCATAACTTCTATAGGGGCTACGGGGTTGGGGTTTCCGCTTACACCTCTTCTCTCTTTGGGGGTCTGGGAGGAAACATCAGAGATTTTGCTTACCCGCCCTTACCCCGCAACCCCGTATCGGATACATAAAGATTTTTACAGTCTATTATATATATGGAGTGTAGTAAGTGTAAGTCTCCAACGACCCTCAGTGATTATGACGGTTCTCAATGTAGTCATTGTAAGTTAGTGCTTTGTAGGAGATGCGATGACTCATCTAATCTCTTACAATGGTGGGGGACAGACCCGACAGATAGGGATGGAACAGACTTGTATCTTTGTGATAAGTGTTTAGCAAAGCATACCGGGACTAAGAAGCCAAGGAAGAAGAAGGCTCTACCCGTTGAGAACTCTGGCGTGTTGAGTGGAGAGAAGCCACTGGGGGTAGTTCTTATAGACGCAAACCCACCGCCCTAACTTCTTGAGGTCTCTTACATCATCCTTTGTCATACCTACATGAGTTTTTAGCAAGTATCCGAGGGCGTGGAATGAAGTCGCCATAGGATATACGATGATATGGGTTGCTTCGTTGAGGAGGAGACGGGTCTTCTTGTAGTTTGTAAGGTAGTGGGACAAGCACAACATAGTAGTCCGAGTATGGCGACCCATAGTGGCGAGGTCATCTATTAACTTGTGTATAACTTTCTCAGCATCGCCGGTGAATGTATCATAGTCGTCAAAGATGACAAGGCAGTTTTCAAACTCCTCCAAGGTAGGATAGTCATCAATGAGTGTCTTGATGTTGAGACGCTTGAGGTCTTTGACTTGGTCTAAGGTTGCGTCCTCTTGGAGTTTGGAGATGAGATATATTTCTCGGTCTGGAAACAGTTTCTTATAACATTCGGCTATGCCCTTTGCTATATAAGACTTACCAGAGCCGGATGCTCCAGCAATATAGAATACTTCACGCCTCTCGGGGTCTGGAGACGGAACTAACTGAAACTGACCGTCATCTGGTATGTCAATCTTCGTAGTCTTCGCAGAGTCTGCGATAATCCGGTCGTAGAGTTGTCTCCCGAGAGTGCTTTCACCGATGAGTTGGTCGGAGGCCAGACCTTTTGCGTGAGCCTCTTGTAGCCGGGCGATTAGTTTGGTTCTCTCTTGAGGCTTGAGGTCTCTGAGTTCGGTTGCGTAGTTGTTTGGATTGATTTCCAACTTCGGCTTCGTTCCCTTATGGCCGTCTTCGTGGATATAGAGAACTCGTCCATCATACTCTCCACCCTTCACAATGGCGATAGGCTTAGCACCCTTGACTTTATCAAAGGATAGACTCGGCATTCTACCCTAACCCGGAGATTTTACAAAATGTTTGAAACACTTATTAAAATCCTATATGATACTACCTACTTTTTAGTGGTCTATCGGAGAGTATCCGCCTCTGAGTTCGGTGGCTTGTTGGAGATGATTGAAGAGTTGTTTCTCAATCTCTCTGAGGTTCTTGGTGGAGCGTAGTTGAAGGAGTAAGTCCTTTTTATCCTTGAGGTGGATGTCATTGGCGTAGATACTTCTGAGTCGCTCGGCAAAGTCGTTGAAGGCTTGTCGGAGGTTGTGTTCTGGGAGGGAGTGGTCTTCCATAAGGTCTGCCAGAGTCTTAACATCTGAATATAGGGTATATAGTTTTCCAGTCTCTGAGTTTAGGATAGTGCTAAACTTCTTGAGGGCTGATTTGTTGTTCTTGAGTTTGGCTAATGAGAACTTTCGTTTGATGACCTTAAATGGATTGCCCTCTGCTTCGTAAGCCTTGATTGACTCCTTGAGGGATTTCTCTGGGTCAATGACATCCTTATTGAGTATCTCTGAGCCGAGACGGAACTCGTAGATTATAGAGAACTCTGTATAACGCTTATCCACTAAGGCTATAACATCTAACTTGGTAATGGTAGGAGATGAGAAGGCTTCTTGTAGGGTGTAAGTGCGTCCATCTCTGAGTGTCTTAGAACCCTTGAGAACTTCTTCTGGAGTCCAACGAACTATATGAAACTTGAGTTCTTGCTTGGCTTTGAGTTTAGAGCCTTTGAGAAGGGTAAGGGCGTGTAAGGCTTCCCGGTCTGATATTATATTCGCCTTGCGTAGGCTTTCAACTTTTGTAGTCGGCTTCCGAACTCCAACAATCTTCCACTCTTCAATAATACCCGATTTAATATCCCCAATATAAACATTATTTAGTGCTTTGAGCCTACGGATAATGTCTTTGAAGCCTTCTGCGAGTTCATTGAGAGCCGACGCTTTCCCGCCTTTCACAGATACTGCTTCGTAGGCATCATAATCACCGGCGTATTGCTGAGACTGAAGTGCTTGTGAGCCTACTATTCTTATAGAAGCCCCTTTACTAAATGACATAGCATTAAGAACCTTCACGGCATCCGCTGGATACTGAGAAGGATATTTCTTCTGCTTGAGAATGGAACTCATATCTATAATAGACCAGCACTTTTCATTTTAGCGATTGTATTCATACGGACTGAGCGTGGTTTAGGGTCTGCTCCAGCCTTCTTATATATGGCTTGATTATACCCGTGTCTCTGATTTAACATCTGGATAAACTGTCTTAGTTCTGGGATAGTGCGAGGAACATCCGCCTCAGTATATAACTTACCCGCTGGAGGAGGAGCAGAGGCAGATGAACTTGCTCCGGGACGGGGTGGAGCGACTACATTATACTCACCAGTTTCTGGGTCTCTACGAGATGATAAGGCAAGTTCTTCTGGACGAGATGACGAGAAGGCAGAAGGAGCATATACCGCATCTTCACCGTCTCCCAAATCTTCATCGCCATCCTCAACCCCCGCCAACCCCGCTTGTTGCCGAGCCTCTAATATAGCACTCTCATCCGGAGGTGCTTCACCATACTCTGCGAGAGCCTCCTCACCAGCCCAAGCACGAGGACGACCTCCAGAGCGGTCAAGGAACTCTCCAGAGCCATAGGCGTAGGCCTCTTGTGCGGAGCGTGAGAACTCTGCTCCACCCTCTCCGAAGTAGCCGTGCTGAGTATCCTCCCGACGAGGTGCTTGTGCGGTGAAAAAGCCATCGTCATCAAAACGCTCTCTGTAAGGTTTTGGAGCAAACACAGAAGCGTAGGGATTTTCAGCATCCCGTCTTCCTCTTAGACCTCTCGGACCCGGATTGATGAAAGCACCAGAGCGTCCAGCCCTTGCTTGTAGGTCTTGTGCCCTCTGTAGGTTCTGAGGGTTATTCACATACCCCGTTGAGTCAATGAAGTCATCATCACGAACAATACCAGTCTTGTAAGTATGCTCTGAGTTTCTGACGAGTTTAGAGAACCCGAGAGATTTGATGAGGGCGTTAGAGGTCTGGAGTCTGGCTTGAGGAGGTAGTTCAGCAACCTCAATCATCTTCTTCAAGTATCTAACGATGTTGCTCCACCACTCTATCTGCTGAGTAATACGACCATAATAACCAACTGCCTCGGCATCATCTGGGGCTTCTAACTCCTCTTGCTGATACTCCAGCAACTGACCTATGCCGTCTCCCGCAGATGTTCCTTCAATAAACTCCAGCACATTCGCAATGTCAGAAGCGGAGTTATTAACGGCCATCCGCACAATAAGGGCAAAGGCCTTCGTAGAGTCTTGTAGAACCTCACGGAAGGATACATCACGACCGCCAGTAGCCACGAGAGAGTTCTTGATTGACTGTAAAAGGTTGGAGAGTTCTACGAGAGGGGCAGAAGTGAGTGCCGTATCCAGAGTGCCTTGTGCTCCAGCAAAAGGAGTGATTGTATTTGACCTACCGCTATTACCATCTGACAGAAAGGTCATCTTGGCCTCATTAATAGCGTTGAGTTGCCCGATACGCTCATCCAGAGCCTTCTTACCGTGTCTCTGACCGGCGGAAGTGCGTAGAACACCTCCAGTGAGTTCCTCCGTTGCTTTGGCTCTTGGGACAGAAGGAAAGGATGAATGAGAGTCCTCCCGTAGGTGGAAAGGAGCGTTGTTAGAAGGCTGGTCTTCTCTCGTTGAATGACTATACAAAGCACCCATAGAGCCGTTCGCAAATCGTCTCTGACCTAACACGGGTGGGGGTAGGTTGTAGTATCCGTGGGGGGATGAGAAAGCACGGGCGTTCATATTGTGAGTTGAACGCACTTTAGCATTCGCCATATAGTCCGCATCTCTCTTTTTCTGTTCGTGCCATTGTGCTTGGAAGTCATTACCGACAGTGTTGTCAAGACCCGAGATAGGTCGCTCGGGAGCAAACATCTCGGGTTCGCCAAATCTCGCATAGTCTTTCGCAAACGCAGTAGGAAATCCTAAGTTGAGTGCGTTCTGCTGAAACTTTGCCGTGCCGTATCCAGACATCCTATATATATTCTAAACATTTTAAAAATGCTACGAATATCTAATACAGATTGTGTTCCTTGACATATTTGGATGCTTCAATCATTTTGAGGCCTTTCTCAGCCATAATCCGTTTGACGATGGACGCACGAGCAGAACGACCCTTGCCTTGGCCTTCATACGCTCCCGTATCAGCCCCTCCAGACAGATTGAGGTTTGTGCCGGGCATAGGCATAGGCTCTTCTAACATACCAGCACCCGTTCCAGAGCCTACCATACGACGAGTCATACCTCCAGTCTTCTTGACCTTCTGAGCGGATGCCCTTGCGTTTTTGATAAACGAAGCCAATCCAGCACCCTCCATATGAGGATTGCTGGATGTCATAAGGTGGGGCATTTTACGAGTCATACCTCCAGAGACATTACCATTCACATTGCCGGAGAGTAGTGGCGGACCATTGTTTCTCGCCCGACCCTTCTTGTTCTGACCGAGCATCTGCTTAGCCCTCATCTGCTCGTCGCCGTATCCAAGCATCTTAGCCCCCTTGTTGGCGTAGTTGGCTGCCTTAAATCCGTAGTTGATTGCCGTCCCAGCACCGGGGACTACTGCGTCAATAAAAGGTGAAGCATACTGAGCCACTTGTGCTCCTATGGGGATTACCTTACCACGGAGAACCGAGTCTGGGTCAGTAAACTCGTGTGCGACCTTAGGAGCGATGTCGTGTCTGAGAACTGAGTTAGGATTGACGAACTCGTTCTTAATCTTACTACCAATATTCTCAAAACCGTGCTTGATTGAGTCAAAGAACCCACTACCGCAGAGACCTTCGGAGAAGTCCTTGTGAAACGCTCCACCGTGGAGTTTGTGTAGATGTAATCCAAGATGACGACCCATCTCGTGAGCCTCGGAGGGCATCTTCTGCTGGAGTCTCGCCAGTTTCTGTTTGCCGTAGCCCTTCATAGGATGCTTCAGATGGTCGTGTAGATTATGCGTAGCCCCTCCACGATACATTGACAGACCCATAGAAGGAGTAGCACCTTGACCCGATAGTCTGCGATGATGTTCCTCATTGTCTGCGTGAGCCAGAAGTTCCTTCTCATTTACTGGGTTCATTCTCTCGTGTTGCTCCTCCATAGCACGATGGTCGGCCATTGCGAGTTTCTGTCTCCGGACTCTGGATGTCATTATATATAGAGCCTATATTTTTGTCGGGAGCGTAATGTCCCCAAACTTCAATCTGCTTACATTTCGGATTGTATATCATCCCTTGTAATACGATGTCTTGCTGAACCGGTATGGATATATTGAAGGATGTTCCAACTCCACTCCAGTTGCTATTACAAGTCCATCCCCACTTAGTCGCATCAGACCAACGAAATCGTTTGAATACTCGGTTCATCTACCTATGCCCGGGGTAAGCGGGTGTAAGGGTTTCCGCACATATAATCTTCGGCTTCTATAGAATGAAACTACACTTTCACGATTTGGAAGGTGGAGGTATAGCCGAAGATAAGCGGATGATTAACGCAAAGTCTCCTTGGACTCTGGCTCATTTGGATATGAAGATACTTCAAGGGTTCTACAACAACCCAGCAGTTCCTCCATCAATGAAGACGAAACTCAAAGGTGCTATGATGATGAAGCCATCCCTCAAGAAGAAGAAACTATCTGGCGGTCTTGCCGGAGTATCAAAGGCATCTGGGTTTATCCAGCGGATGATGGCGGAGAATAAACTGAAGCACTCCGGCGAATACAAGAAACCTACAGACCCGGCTCACAAGGACTCAACGATGTCTCAGTGGATGGCGTTTGACTATAAGAAACTTGCGAACAAAGACCAAGGTGGCGAAGGAGAGGCAGAATATGGAGCAAGTCCTTTTATCCAGAAGTATTTCAAAGGAGATACAGTCCCTTTTACAAGGGGTAATACTGCTAAGGAGACTCAGAAGCAGAAGGAGGCTCGTCTTACAATGATGGCGAAGCGTCTTGCTAAGTTGGCTCGTAAGTTGGCTCGGGAACAACCTCAGAACCAAGAAGCCCAAGAGGAAGTCCAAGAGGCTCGTGAAGCCGTAGAGGAGAGGAGGGAAGAACCCGCTCCAGTAGAGACTCCAGCAGAACTCTTGGAACACTTTGGTAATGTGTCAATGGGAGAGCCTCCAGTAGGCATTGAAGTAAAGCCCAAAGAAAAATCAGCGGAAGAGGCGACCCCCGCCAACCCCGTCAAGAGAGTTCTCAAACTCAAGAAGCCAAGGCAGTTCGTAGATGCGGATACGGGTAAGGTTCTCCACGACGAGAGCAAAGTCCCTAAGAACGAGATAGTTTCTACTGCGGTTGAGGAAGAGGTTGCTCCAGAAGAGGATGAGGAGGTCAAACTAACCATCCTAAGTGATGATGTTCTCAATAACAGAATATGGGGAGTATATGTATGTTTCTGGAATAAGTTCGTTAAGAAGTTCAAGAAGGCCGAGTTTTCTCGTTATGACTGGACACAACCTTTCTACAGTCTTACATATACTCACGGAGGGTTCTGGAGAGACTTTTACTACGCTGCTCCTATTGAAATATACAAGGGGGAGAAGAAGCAGATGTATAAGGAGTTCTTAATGAAGTGGATGGGCTACAAGGAAGACCAGTTAGTAGAGAGGCAGTTGAGGGCATATCCGGAAGTTAAGTTCTGGGGTGCTGATGTATCAGAAGAGGAGCATAAGAGGCGTGAGGAGGGTATTAATGACAAGAAGAACTTGATGGGCTGGTCGTATATTCTCTGGATGTGTGGTAAGTTAGTGAAGGAGCATTCCTACAAGATGGTAATAGAGGAGTCTGATTACAGAATATACAATCACGAGCAAGGTTGGTTAGACAAGCGTGGAGAACGCCTACTCCTCAAAGCCCCAGAGAGTAAGGAGGGTAAGGACGAGTGGGACATTACTACGATGCTTACTCAGAACTACGACGGTAAGGGGGCTATTGGTAAGGATGAGTATGAGAAGCCTAACTACGAGGGTGGTCGTGGGGAGATGGATAAGTTCTGGAAGGATGTTGTCTATAAAATAGCAGACGAGACTGATATTGATATAGACGATAATATCTTCGCAGAGTTAGAGCCAGATGATGGTCTTGATAGGGATGCTATGAAGGTAATGATGGAGTATATTGAAAAGGAGACTAAGAAGCGTAAGGCTGAGGAAGACGAGAAGAAGCCCAAGAAGCCTACTGCCCGTAGCGGTCAGAGTGGTTCTAAGCGTGAGGAGAATATCAAGAAGATACTGGAGGCTGACCCTAAGGCATCTCTAACGAAGATTGCTGGAGAACTACTCAAGTTAGGCGATAGTGGTAAGGGTGGTAAGGCATTGAGTGCTGGAACATTGTCTCCAATCGTTAAGAAGGTAAAGGAGGCAATGAAGGAGGAAGATGAAGACGAGGAAGAAGAAGAAGATGAAGACGAGGATGAGGCAAAGTCAATAGACTCTCGGCCTACTCACTGGTCGGGAGACGGACATCTTCGGATGCGTGGTGTCTAAGCGTATATAGCACCCAGAGTTTCGGGGTTAGGGGGTGTAAGGGGTTTCGCAACTGTTCCAGAACCCACGCCGACCTCTCCGCTTCGTGGTCTCCGTTTCTGCTTGTAGAAGATAATAGTATATCTGTCTCCTTTGAAAGGCTGGGTCTCGTGAGGTAGAAGTCCTCCGTTAAACATAACGGGTCTATCGTGTAGATTTTTGTCTTGAGGGTTCTTATTGTTCTTATCCCATACCCGTATCTCTCCGCCAGTAAAGTCTCCTATGCCGATAATAACAGAAGCCCCTACATTCTTAGAGTCTGTATGTTTCTTGGCTTTGACACCGTGATTGAGAGTAATCCCTTGATATTCCCATCCCTTAGGAACTACTTGGTTTCCAAAGGCAACAAGTGCCTTGAATACTTCTGGATGCTTCTTGTTAGTCGCATAGAAGTTCCATCCGTGTCTATTATCACCGAAGCCGAAGGTCATAGTGCGTCCAATAGTTCCAATGATATTACCTCTGTTTGTGGATGACCTTTCATCTGGTTTAGGGATTTTGGATACGGTGATTTGAGACTTGAGAACCTCTAATAGATGTTGTTTAGTAGCATTGTATTTAGCCTTATTGCGGATTGGTAGAGTCTTAATGGAGTCATCATTACGGTCTTCTTCGGATATATCTACCTCTGGAGGCTTTCCAGAACCTTTTACGGTTTCGCTTACACCCTCTGACACCGCCCCTCTATTCATCTGTATCTCCCTTAGTCCGAGTTTTGTTTTCTTAGACTCGTGTATCATTGTGGGATAAGTCTTCAGTAGGTAATCCACGGCAACCTCAGTGCGTCGCTTACGCTCAGCCAAGTCATCCAGACCTCCCGACCCAAAGTCTGGATAAGCCTTCCTTCTTGCTACGATATTGTTGAAGCGGACGATTGCTCCATAGCGTTTGAATACCTCAAGGGACAACTCATAATCTTCCTTTACATTAGTCTTGAGATGTATCTTCTTGTCATTTACGAGGCCATAGCAAGTGCCTATAATGAACTTAAGGTCAAATGTAGTTTCCTTTTTCATAAAGAAGGCGTTAGGGACGGCGTATATCCCCCAGAGGATAGTTTTATGACTGGAACAAAGGCTGAACCCCTCCTTGATGACGGCCTCAAGGTCTGTGAGTGGGACAAGTTTATCGCCATTCCCACTTAACTTCATAAGGTTATTAAGGTCGTCTTCAACATAGACTAACTTCTTACCGGCCGGATAGTGTCTTGTAATAGCATTCTTAGCCTCACCTATACCGTGTCCTCCGACGGATAGAAGTTGTCCGTAGAGTTCCTTAGGGACTGCTTGATATAGTTTCTTTTGCTCAGCCCCGGATACTACGAGAGTAATCTTAGAAGGAGGTATGCGAAGTCGTTTCAAAAGAGGTAGTGTCTTCTTCTGGATGACATCAACCCGATTATGCGTAGGTATGACGATTGTGTAATCCATCTATATAGTAGAAACAAAATGCTCCAGTTAATAGGTATTGGAGTCGGCTACTGTATTGGTCGCAAGATTGGAAGTGAGATATACAGATATAGGCATTGTCCTAATCCATATTACGAACCGCCTCCATTCTGGAGTTGGCCTATCTGATAGGCTTAAAGAGATAGTGTGTATCATATATAGATGACAACCGATGCTCAACGCAAGGCTAATCAGAAGTATTATGCGAAAGTTCGTGATGCTCGTTGCTCCACGATGCGTGAGAGGGCAAAGACCCGAGCGGAACAGACCCGTCAGTATCTAATAGAGCATCCAGAGGAGGTAGAGGCTTATCAGACGGCACTACGAGAGAAGAAGGAGCGGTATATCCACAACTCTAAGGTAAGGCGTATGAAGACAAAGATAGATGGTTGGTTGGAAGACCCCGGCATTTGTAGTGCCTTCAAGGAGTTTCTACGAGGATGTGTAAATCCAGTGATTGGCGACCTACCAGAGAGTTTCTTGGATACTTGTTGGGGTAAGTTGGCTATTGCGTTAAAGTCATCCGAACCAACTCCCGAGCAGACAGTAGATGCCTAATCCGCCAGAAGAAGTCAAGGTCAAGGTTAAGAAGCCGAGAGTCAAGAAGGAGAAGCCTCCGCACGAGTTCAAGATTATAAAGGCTACTCCGGAAGCCCCTATCGTAGTTTCTTTCAAGTAGTGCGTTTATTTTTCATTACTAACTTCCCGGTTTATAGTATAAATGGAGAAGTTAATGAACTCTGACATTGACAACTATCGTCTGCGTGTCAATGGAGCAAGGGCTGAGGTTCAAGGGCTGGTGTGTGCTTATGAACGCTCTACTGGAGAAGTGCGTGAGGCCTACAAGAAGGTCATCAACGACAAACTGTGGAAGTTCTCCAAGATGAATGGAGAGTTCTATCACCTCACTATGGATGCGGTGATTACACTACAGAAGACGCTGGAGGCAACACTGGGGGGAGAGTATCAGAAGGAGACGATTGAGGCAATGGCGACTTCATATACTGCTTCTGCTCCTCCAGTGAATGTCCCATCTGCGTAGCGTCAGTAGTCATCTCATCAATATCGTATTTGGATGATAAGTAAATATGGCGTAGCATACTACTCCCTATCTTCTTACCAAAGGTCTTGTTAAGGATACGAGTGATTGCGTTGGCTTGTGTGAGCGGAGTGCCGTCATAAGCGATAAGAAGGCTTGTAGAGTTCTTAGGGACTCTCTTGAGGTAGATAGTCAGAGCATCTGCGAGTTCCTTGGGTATAGGGACTGACTGACGGCCGTATGTCTTGGCGGTCTTGTATTTGTTGAATACAAACTCAGTAGGCACTTTCTTAGTAAGCATAAGGTAGTTATTCTCCTTATCTTCTGGGAAGTTCTTCTTAGCGTTGGCTACAACCATATTGAGGTAATCTTGGTTGCGACGAGGAGGAACTCCGGTATATAGGCTCAAAATAATATACGAGAGTAGAGTATCATAATGAGCCTCCGTCAGTTTCTTCTCCCCCGCAAAGCCATTGACTTTCTCCTTGAGTTCTGTGAGTTTCTTGAGGACTTCCTCCCAAGTAAGCCAGTTCTCAGTCTGCTTTTCGTTTGCTACTGTGCTTCCACCCTCTACCTTAGCAGTCTTAGCCTTATCCATCATCTTATCGTGATAGAACTTGTAGGCCTTCTTGTATCCGCCCTTATCCTTTTCCAGAGACAGAACGGAGGTAATGGAGGCGAGAAGCGTCTTCTGAGTGGAGTCAGCGTATGTAGCCAACTTCTTCATAACTTCCTCAGTCTTCTTGAGGAACGATAGGTTTTTGAAGGGCTTCTTCTCGTTGAGGATAGTCATCGTCTTAATGTAAGCACTCGCCGTAGTCTCGCTTAGATTACGAGGGGGTTCTCCGTAGGTCTTCTCGCAAAGGCGTTTGTGGAGGTTCAACATAAACTCGTTAGACATCCTTCTTCTTATACTTATTGCCGGGACTTTAATCGGTGTAAATAAACGCATTTTACCGGTGTAAGCGGGTGTAAGCCGTTCCGCAAATATTAGGCGGGTGTGATATACTTTATCTCCTCCTCAACTAACTTCAGTTTGTCTCCCAGTTTGTCAATACATATCTTGAGGCCGGGAGGTAGAATACCATCCTTATATACTTCCTCACAATAGCCTTGTAGGCATACAATAGCCTCCATCAGACCCTCTCTCTCCTCACCCAATGACTTCAGTTTATCCAGAGATATTACGACTGGTGCTACAGACATAGATGGCGACGGCATTATACTTACAACCGGGATTATCTCGGTTGTAAATAAACGCATTTCCGTTTTTGCTTACTCGCCCTTACACCATAAAAGAACACGCTTAGTTGAGTAGGAGAATATAGGCTTGAGGTTATACTTTTTTAATGTGAAGTGTTCTTCATTGAGTCCTCTCCATCTGCCGGGAGTATCCAGAGTTCCAGTAGGGTTTCCATTACAGTTAGTAATGATGATGTTCTTGTATTTACCGCAAGTCGTAGCCCAATCCATAAAGGAGACTATCTCAGTATCCGTCCAGTGCTGGAGGACATCCTTGAGTATCATAAGGTCAGCATCCTTCATAGTATCTCTGTCAGAGTAGCAGTGCTTGAACTCAAACGACCACTTAGGGTCTTGATACTCTGGGACTCTCTTATGATTATCAAGCATAGGCTGGTATATGTCATACCCAGTATATTCTACATCCGTTCCAAAGTAAAGGGGGTAGAAGTGTCTGAGGTCTCCGCACCCTACATCAACGACTGACTGAATGCGACTACCAAAGAGCCATCCACGAATAAAGCATACATAGTGGATACACTCATTTAACTTACTACCATTACCAGAAGACCCCTTGTAGGTATGCTCGTTATTATTACCCCATATACAGTTCTCGTAAATAAAAGGGAAGTTAATAAGGTGTTGCTCTGGAGGGGACGGCATTCTACTTAGTGCCGGATGGTTAGTTCTTTATTCCAACCGCACACTCCTTAAGGATGGAGCAAGGGATATGAACTACGGGACACGGCTTATCAACACAGTCGCTCCTCTGATTACGCACGAACTGGGTCTCAATAGCAAAGGTCTTATACTCCTCTTCGTCAAAGACCCAATACATCAGTTTATCAGTAAAGTCAAAATAGACAATCCCATTACCTCCTTTCATAAAGTCTAACTTGTGCTTACCAATAAGAGCCGTCGGTATGTTGTTATAGAAGTAGTTAGTCTTACAGAACTCAAAGGAGCATTGACGAGCCTTCTGCTCTACATTCCACAGAGGCGACTCATCACCTTCAGTAGGGATTTCTCTCCAGTCCATAATGTTATACTTATCTAACTTCTCCAGCCGGACTCCAAGATGCTCCTCTATTCTGGAGTGGTTCGCCCTTTCACGCTTACCGCCGTAGGAGAGGTCGTCGTATTGGCTTCTCATTTCTACAGAGAGCCGGGAGTAAAAATCTCCGTTTTGAACGCACTTTACGGTATATGATAAGGCCTAAAGGGGAGTGGTGTATCATATATAGAACAAATGGCGACTCCCAACCCCCACGCATCGTGTAATAAGCAGAGGGCTTTTGCTTGGGCTAAGTATTACGAGAGCGTCAATCAACGCCTACGAAGCGACCACACTAACTACACGAGGACGCAGTTAGTCAATGCGGATGCGAACATACCCACGCACATCAAGGAGGAGTTCCTCAAGATGGGAGCAGAACTAAAAAAGACTTGGGAGTGTCCTATCTGTATTGATATGATAAACCCAGATAATCTGGAGATTACTAACTGCGGACATTACTTCTGTAAGCCTTGTCTGAGTGGGTTCAAGGAGCGTAGTAGGTCATCAACTGGTAGTAATGGATGTTGTCCCGTATGTCGTCGCAAGTTCCCCACGGGGTAAGCGGGTGTAAGGGGGAACGCTAATATTAATATTTAGGGCTTCCATAATGCTTCCATATGGTCTCCTTACCTTCTCCTTCCTTATCAAACTTCTTCTGGAGATTTACCCAATATTTATATGGATAGGCTTTGATGATGCCTATCACTGTGGTTGCCTTCAAACTCATCATCATATTCTTATCAGCCTTAATGGGGAACATTTTATGCGGTGGGAATATTTATGGGGGGAAAATGGTTTCATTTTTTTTCACGGGCTTCCGAAAATGCTTACACGGGCTTACACGGTGTAAGGCGTTCTATCTCACGAATACAAAGGAGTAGTTTATCCTTCAGTTTATCCACGGCCATCCGGAGACCTTGAGGGGTTGAGTAATGTCCGTAGCATTCAGACGACTCATCCTTCTCCATATAAACTTCATCAATGTAAGCATCAAGTGCCGTAAGTGCCTCAAGTAGTCCCTCACGCTCTATCTGAAGGTTCTGAAGGCGTTCCATCTTGTCTATATATGATAAGTAGTCAATCTTTAAGCCTTATCATATAGTTCCGTAAATGCTTACACGGGCTTACACGGTGTAAGGGGGTGTAAGGGGAAACGGAAATATATGGAATAGGATAGACTTATATATACTCATCGTATCATATTCAGATACATTTTTTACTCCGGC